AATTATAATTTGATAATCCACGAACCTTCGATGGATATATCCGATTCCTTAACAATCGGGCTTGATCTTGACTTCCGGCTGAACAAGGTATTGTTCCCGGAGATAAGCCCGAACTCACTGATTGAATGTCCGTTGTCCTCGGTGGTAAGAAGTTCCCAATCAAACTGAACCTGATACCCATACCACGGCAAAACAAGTTCATAATCCAGTCCCAGATGTTCACCCCAATCAAATTCTTCTGAAATATAACCGGGGTACGAAATAGTTTTCACTGTTTTCAGGAAAGGATTTTTCAAAGCTGTATCATCCGGTACTGGCGATGTGTTTTTTGTCCCAAACCCTATTCTTGTTATACTTTTCCCCTCCGTATCACCACCGAGAAGGTGAGCAAGCAAAAACTTTGCATTGTTCACAATCAGATTGTGATCCTCGTAGACTTCGATGATTTCTCCTGCCTTCCGAACAGTCATTTTGAAAATGCCTTTCGGTTGCAAAAGATTTTCTGTAAATCTCATCATTGTAAAACCTCCTCCGTGATCTCGTCACGATAATATCTTCCGTCATATCCTTTGTAACTTCCGTCACAAATAATACTGCCGTCACACAGGCTGCATTTTGGCATTTTGCTGCCGTCACAAATTAAAGGATTTTTAATTTTTATTTTCATCGGCGAATCATGATAAATAACTTTGTCCATGTGAGTTTCCAACCGGAGCGATATTTTTAATTCATCGCTCGTGTATTCTCTGGGTAGAATTGGTAATTGAATAAACTCATCTTCATAAATCTTCTCAAAGCCGGAACAGTCCTTACTTCCGTCACATATCCATTTCCCATTACAAAATAATTCCTGCAAATAATAATCAAAAATTGTTCCTATCTGCGATATAAAACCTCTACATTTAATTGAACCATCACAAACCCATGTCCCATCACAAACAATCATTCTTCCTTGATCACAAAGGAAACGGCCATTGTAACGAAGACCGGAAGGGAATAAGTCTTGTGTGTTTCTCCTTATTTTAGTTTTTTCTTTTTGAGCCATAACGATATGTTCAATGAAATTGAATAGTTCCTTCGTATCATAGGCGACACCAGCAGGAATAACCGCCGCGATTATCCTGTTGAAATCTATGTTGGGGCCTTCGCCATCATGCAGAATTGAAATACCGGCTGGATAATTCTGTTTTATATTTACAACTTCGCTGGTATAGAAATACTTGATAACTTTAATTACATCGTTTACCGTACCGTTTGTTGTGTTAAGCAAGATCCTTAAATACAAATATATTCGGTAAAGTTTATCATCATTCCCATTGCGTGGCTCGCCGAGTATCTTCCCGATACGGTCAAGCTGCTCTCCTTCAATGTGTGACAAATGGTATTGCTCTACCATTAAGCGAAGCTGATTTTCTATTTCTATTCGCAGAGGATCGTCATATTTTGCCAGTTCCAGCGTTTCGTCATCACATAACCACTGTGGCAGATAAGGAGGCTCGTTATATTCGTCCCAATCAATACGCTTATTCAATCGCTATCTCCTCAACAAATATTCGACCACGGTCAAACACCGCTATTTCTACTTCTCCGATCTCGATGTTTTCAGATTTGTATTCTTCTTCTGCCGGAGGGTTCAGGTTTGTTGTCCGCGCCACTTTTATATCTGCGTTTGCAATACCGGAGACGGTGTAGACAGGTATTCCAAGGCGTTGATAAATCAGATCAACCCCAACGCCGAGATTATTCTTTGACCATGTAACGATATTATCTTTTATAAGGTCGTTTCCATTTATCGGGAACAGTTCCTCGTGGTATTTTGCTATGCCTATTTTTATCCAGATATACTGATTCACTGGTCTTGAAAAACCAATTTCCCAGGGAGAACCTTCGCTGTCATAAATCGTTACTGTGGTATTTCCAAACGGCTGTACTCCTGCCGGGCCAGAGTCAAATATGGTTTGCGCGATAGTCCTTTCATCGCCACCAATAACAACCGTCTCATAACTTTTTGGCGGTCGTCCGTTATATTCCTGCATTGTCCTGTTGCTGTAGACCTTTGAGTATTCAACTCCGGGAACTTCCATTGCTATTTTGCTCTGTATAGCGATCTCATTCGCTAAAGCCTGTTTTGCTCTGTTCCCCATATTGAAACGGAGTTCGGTGTCGCTTTCCATTGCGCGTCCTGTAAGACCAGTCGCGTAATTATAAATAGAATCAACAGAGATATTTGAAACCAATTTAGTTAATGTCCCTATAGGAACAAATATATTTCCTGCGGTTACTGCCAAATAAACCGCATACGCTCCGAGCAGGACTACTTCAATTTTTTCATCGTTAGTTTCAAATACAAAAGGAGATACACCGTCAGTAATATGTACCTTTAATCCGTCTTTACCAAAATTTTCTACGGTGAATAACCCCGGCAATTCCGTTTCAATCTTTTCTTTTAATGCCAGGGTAATACTTTCCTCGTCATCATCTACAATCGCTGTATATGATATAGTCAGACCTTTGATTTGGAATGAGTATATTTCCCCCGGTTCGACAGAAGAAATTTTTATCCAAAACCCAATAAGATTTTCGCGGTTTATTTTTACAGCGTCACGAAGAAAAAAAATATCTCCGGTTGTGCTTAGTTTTGCGAGGCTTCTGGATTGTATAGATGTCCCTTCATCACCCCAAATACATTCCGTTACCTGTGTCTTTATCGCCGCCACTCTTTCCACGTTAACTAACCTTGCCAATCGGTCAAGATAAATTCCCTTCGCGGAGTCAACATCACCGACAGACCATAAGCCGTCCAGTAATTCCCATAATTGGGTAAACTTTGCGACCTGATTCCCAATATATTTTCCTGCGACAGAATCATCGCTTATATCAATGTCCTCTCCAAATGCAGCCTTATAAGCAGCACGTTCTTCTTCGAGCAGCACTGAAAGGGGTTTGGAAATAAATCCGTTCTTTGTTAAACCATATTCCATTACGCGGCCGCCTTTTCTATTGGTATATCCTCGTTAAATTCAAGGATTTCTTCGTTCTCGCATTGAGCAACAAACCGAACCTTAAATAATCGTTCTCTCTCATCAAATGTAGGATCAAAGGAGAGTAATTTTTTTATTCCTTTTACATTGGAAATAGTTACGATCAGAGCAGTTTCAAGTAACGGACGGTGATCTATTTTTTCAATGCTGGTGGGAATATACGGTATGCCTTTCTTCCTGTTCAAATACCATTCCCCAAGAAACAAAGAAATAGCGGAGCGAACCTTCTGCGCCATATATTCGAGATAGTTATTTGTAAACCGCATTCCGTTCCGTTCCCTGATAAATTTGTTTCCTTGCGGTGTTATGGCAAAATCTTTCATGCTATTTTTCCACTCCCTGCACCAGATACAAATGGCGGTTTTAATTGAACAGAGATACTCCCTGCTTTCAAATACGCATCTATCGCCGCTGATAAAACTTGTGCGTATAACTCATTACCTCCTGTAAGCATTCCAGTCATGGAACTAAAACACGTTTTGAGCGGCGTGGAAATAAGCGTTTTTGTTCCGGTGAATTTTCCGATTGCCGGACCGGAAAAAGGAGATGATGCTCCGACAGGCGTTGTTACTGTACCGGATGATGTTTCCTGTACCGTATCGTTTTCTTTACAAGCATTGTCAATATCTGTTGCTATGTGATCCGCTAAGTCGTCATTTCCATACTTTGCGTTAAATGTTTTGAGAAGGTCTTCCTCAAGTTTCGAAGCATCTATTGTCATTGTTCCCACACCCGCGCCGGAGTATGAGCCAGCAGGAGCAGCACCAGAATCGGTTGTTGTTGTTTGCCCGGTAAGGATATATTTTTTTATTACCTTTGATAATTTTTCAGCCTGATATTCGTCTCCACCTTCCACAATATCATTCATGGCGAGAAATATAGAAAGAATATCTGCTTGTAAAGTCAAAACTACAAAAGCCATCATGCCTCCAATAACGCGGTTAAATCCGCGTCTGCCGTGGAAATGGCTGTATCTATTGCCGGATTCCAATTATGTACTGCCGGACTTCCAAATGTTGTTGGCTTTGTAGTCTGTAATTTTTGAAGGAACGTGTGCCAAATCGTATATAGGCTTTTACCGCCGTTATTAAGTGATGCCTTATCTCCATTTAATTTGATTGTTGTTTTACTATTTTTAGCGGTGAGAACATCAGCTTTCATTTCAACTTTGCATTTTTCTGTTTCGCTGGTAATGTGGTCATCCTCCATTGTGACCTTTGCTTTTTTCTTAAAAATCGTTTCCACCTTGTCATCAGTCATCAACACCTGGGAAATGAGATCTCCGTCAGGCTTGTCTTTGTGGATTATCTGCAATCCTGCTTCTTCCGCTACTATAAACTCCTGCGGTGCGTTTCCTGTTATAGCAATGCAGTCCTGTATGTCGAACCGCCGCAGATCAGGTTCCTCAATATCTTTACCGCCAGCAGCTTTCCATTTGTCCGTGCCGCGTTCTGTAACAAAAAGAACAACCTCGTCACCTTTTTTAAGAGGAAAATGAATTGTAAATTCTTTATTTCCAGAATATCTTACAGGCACATCAGGAATAATAGGAAACTCCATGAATTTACCGTCCGGCATTTTTCTTTTCAAAGACGGTTGAATATCTGCGCGGCGCGTTTTGGCATCGTATTTCTCGACCACGCCGGGTAATGTGGTGTGAACATCAGCCATATAGTATTCTATACTCTCGCGGATAAGCAGACTTAGTTCGTCCATTATATCGCCTCCGCTTCAATATCAATTTTGAAAGAACCGTCCCAATTATCGCCGTCATAAATCGCTTTATGAATGAGCATATCACCGGAATAAGTAGACGCTTCAACTTTACAAGCAGCACCGGGTAACAATTCAGGGAATAGCATTGTCGAAAACTTCCAACCGTTTTTTGCTTCCGCTTCTGAATTGTCCTCGCTTGTCTTGTCGCTGATTGGTTGGGGAATAGTAAGCAATCCAGTTTCTGGTGTTAGGCGAAGCCCTGTTTTGTCTGCTGCTTGACCTTCTTTGAGAATGTAAAGCATTTCGTTCTGTATCGTATAGGTTAAATCAAAACGATTAAGAACTTTACGGAGCGCGTCTGTCGCCATGCCAATATGAGCAAAACCAGAAGGGTAATTTTCTCCGCTCGGAATATTCTCTTTTCCCTTACATGGTAAGCCGATGGCGTTAAGAATATCATCAGCAACCGTTGTGGCAGCCACGTCCTTCGTGTACGATATTGAAATACGATTTCCCATTTTTGCAGAGCGACCGTCCTCAACTTTCAATTCAGTTATATAGTCTTCACCTTCTTTGTAACGCTTTCCTTCCACAACATCACCGAAAAATATCGCCGCTATTGTTTCGTCCTTATAACCAACGCGGAGTTGAATATGATTATCAGCGACAGTTACCTTTGAAGATGTCTCTTTTGTCAGGTTATATATTTTTATTGTGGATTTATTTGTCTCGGATGAGTCCGATTTTTCTATGTGGAATGATATTTTTAAGCCATCGATCTTAAAGCCTGTACCGTTTTTGGGTCCGACCGTTACTTCGACATAGCGCATGAATGCCATTGCTACTCTCCACTGATGACGTAGGATAAATCAAAGCGGCTTCCGAGATTTTTTCTTGTAATCTCATCAGCTTTAAGATTCCCTTCGCGGTCAAATATGACCAAATCACCAATCGGTAGCTCCGGTACGCTTGCCCGATATTTTTCTAAAAGTAATACGTTGGGGACAAGCCTAAGCCCTCCCAAAAGTATTTTATCATTAACATCGAGAATTGTCATGTACCAATTTTCCATTCTCGTGTTCCATGAAATATATAACTGATAACGAACCCCGGAGAGATTAACAGACATCTTCCAACGTGCGTATTTGTCAGCATAGGTAGGTAAACTTTGAACTTCTAATAATTTCATTGCGGATATGGCACTCCCCATTGTTCTTGATATTCTGCCGGTGATGCTCTCCCAGACCGTACCCATTGCCGCCAGCGTTCCTTGAATGAATTGTCATCGTCTACTTTATTTGTTCCGGCATTTCCCACATTCGCCGTCCCTGCTGCCTGATCTCCTCCTGCGCCTGATGAAGCGGAGGCAGAGATTTGTGTCTCCTCGCTTTTCACTGTTTTGATTTTTTGGAAACTCATTGAGAAGGGAAGGTCTTCCCCTGTCTCGACATCGCGGCTTATGTTGAATGAAGTAATCACCATGTCCGTGAACGTATCTAAACCAGTAACAACATCCACGGGCTGGCGTTCTCGCTTCATTCGGAGTAATTCATGGTACGATTGCCGGATTCTGCTTTTCGGATCGTCCGGTATTTCTACTTTGGATAAGTCTGTATCGGATGTCCCCA